TACTGGAACAGCTGTTGCAAATGCTATAGTAGATTCTATACAAGCTTACATATATGACTATGTAGGTGTAAATGAAGAAACAGGAGATATAGGAAGAGTGTTTTTTGTAAGACTACTAAAAGACTGGTTAGAGTTTGATATAAATAATAGAACTAAATTTGACGCAACAATGGCTGCTGGATTTACATTGCTTGCATCTCAAAAACATATAAAACCAAAAATAGAAATTAAAACAACAAGCCCTTTTGTTAGAAGGTATAGCAACAGTGGTAAAATATCTAAATTAATAAAATAATGAAATATAAAGATTTTTATGGATTTCCAAATCCACTAGCAACTAGGGAAGAAAAAATGGAAAAAGCATATGGGCTTCAGTACATGAAACAAATGTATAGAGAGTGGGAAAATGATGGTGCCGGAGTAAATCTCATGTCAACAAGAAATCAAAGGTATAAAAGATATAGAGAATATGCAGAAGGCATGCAGTC